TGGCGCGACCCGCTGACCGGGCTCAGCATCGCGCAGCTTCGCCATCGTGCGGCACGGGGTTGACCCGATGGGCCGGCCCGACTAGGGGGATGCCCGCACCCGGGTCCGCCCGGCCACCGATGGCGCAACCCTCGCGCCACCCCCAGGGGGCCCTTAGCTCAGTCGGTAGAGCAACTGACTTTTAATCAGTAGGTCGCTGGTTCGAACCCAGCAGGGCTCACCAAAAACACCGGAAATTCATTAATTTGCGAGGAGCGGCCCGCTCTTTGCGCGCCTCTATTCATCCCTAGGTAACGGCGTAGGTAACTAGCTAGGCTAGCTGGCGTGTTCACACTCTGGCGCTGGCCGACAAGCAAGCGAATCTCTATGGTTTAGTGATGGACAGATTACCCACTCAGGCCACGGTGCGTATCGATGCCGCCCATGAAGCGATTGAGCGCCTCGGGCTGCTGAAGCCAGAAGCGTGGCGAACCATTGATGCCTTACTGCCGAGATGCTTAGAAGAGCATCCCAGATCGGTTTGTTCGAAGTTTCGAAAAACTGGCGATCAAATTTCAAATGACGAAAAACGGCAGTTAGGAATCCGGGCCAACGCGGCCATGAGCCGCGACGCGCTGATTGAGATTTCCGCTACGGGTCTAGAGGATCCTATCAGGGCGCATGAGACAACACTTTTGCGCGCATCGTTTGTGATGATGCGGCATCGCACAGCACAGTCCATCGAGCGCATGCTAGCGAGTGATCCCGAAATCCAAATTGACGTCGTTTATGAGGTGTTTCATCCCGATGCCTGCGCAAAGTGCAAGTCATTAGACGAAACAGAAGTGCCGCATCATTGGGGCCTGTTTCCCGACTCCGACTGCACTTGCATCACCGCACCATACAGCATTCGCTCAAAGGTTGAATGGTTAGCGCCGGTGCTTATGGCAGACGCAGCAAGCACAGCCGTTACAGCAGCGGTTATGCCTAAATCGCCACTGGCCAGGTTCAAGGCATTTTTTCGCCGTCGATGAATCGGAGATTATTCATCATTTTTTCCGACCTCGGTAGCTAGACGGCCAGAAGCTCCGTATGGCTTAAGAGATGCCGTTGTAGCCTCACAATGGAGCAATATCCCCTTTCCCGAATCGGCCTCGGTGATGCATGTTGAAGCCTCAGTAGATGCTGAAAGGCTTGAACGATGATGCTCGATGCCAGTGAAATTCGCGTGTGCCATGCCTCGGAATTGCAGCAAGGTGATTTTGCTTTTTTGGATATGTGGCCGAATCATCCCTGTTATGTTTCACATATCGGAGATTCACTGACTGCCGTGCGCCTCGACCCAGAGACATTGGGCACAGCTTTTTGGAATGTTGCGAACCTTATGCAGACGGCTGTTGTTTTGCGTGACGTGTGCATCAAGGTGGACCCTTCCAGCATTTCTTGCGAGAACCCCGGACCAGGAGCGCTTTTACGGATTGGCACTAAGCTGGTATTGCCAATCCGCGCCCAGGGGTATCCAAACCGCCTGCACCTTGATTTAGTAACGGGTCTTGATGATGTCGATCATGACCGCGCGGCTTTTTTCGATCATTGGTCAATCACACGCATGGAACGCGACGAGGAAAAAATGATTTTTGAGCGGTTCCCCAAGCCTAAACAGGCCGCTCAATAGCGCTGGTCACGCCATCCGCGCTCACCTCCAGGCGCACCACATTCCCGCCAATCCACACCCGATCGCCAAGCCCAGCCAGGACGCCATGGCCTGCAAAGGGGGTGACGCACTGCGCATCGATCGCGCGGCGCATCCGCTTGGGGTTGAAGCCCCGCCGCATGGCAACCTTGACCGCATCGCTGTCATTGGCGCTGCACACAAAGTAATCCAGCTCAACCGGCTCGAATGCCGTATAGCCGGGGAACACCACATGCGAGGGGATCAGGTGCAGCCGGGGGCGATCCTCGAAGCTGGCCAGCATGATGCGCCCGCCGCCGCCCTCGATCACGAACCAGCGCAGCGCATCCGCCGCAACAGTCAGCAGGCTGTCCAGGTTTTGGGGGTCAGCCAGGCGAATATGGTCCACCATGGCGTAGCCATCGCCTCCCCAGGTCGATAGCGTGCCCGCGAAAGGCCAGCCAAAGCTCTGAAAGGCCTTCGGGGCGTGATAGGCCAGCTCGCCGGTCTGGTCGTTCCAGAATGCCGTGTCGCACCACAGATAGGCTTTGCGCCCGTGCGTCAGTCCGTTTTGCAGGGTCATGCTGTTTCACCTTGAAGCCGATGGTGGAAGGGTCGGACGGGATTGAGGCGATTGTGGCTATTTGCGACGCAACGGTGCCAAGTGTCAGCAGGCCGGGGCCCGCCGCTGTTACTGTAGTGCCAATTACTGTCCCGCCCGCAACAGCGCCCACGCCGCTCGCAATCAATGCAGCCGCAGTGGCGATTACCGCGATGGTTCTTAGGGTTTTAGAAATGGTCGCCTCCTTCTCATCTGGGGAATGACCGCGCCGCCGGGGGAGCGTGACGGCGCGGTCAGACTTGGCCAGCGTTAGGTGCTGGCGACCTTCAGCACCTTGATGGCGTCGCTGTTGCGGACGACGCCGCCAACGCGCTTGTGAACATAGAACTGCACAAAACCCTTCTTGGTGTAGGGGTCACGCAGGATGCGCAGGCCGCTGCGATCCGCGATCGTATAGCCGCGCTGCCAGTTGCCGAACGCCATCGGGAACGCGCCAGACGCCACAGCAGGCATATGCTCGGCTTCGACCATCGGAAAACCGATCAGGGTGCCCGGAACGCCCTCCCGATAGCTCGGGATATACAGGGGGCGTCCCTCGGTATCCTTCAGCTCGGTCAGCGCCTGCACCACAGCCGTTGACGCCATCCAAGCCGCCGCTGCGTTCTGGCGATAGCCTGCCTTCATGGCGAAGATCATCGCCAGCAACTTACCGGGTAGATCGGTGCCCAGGGTCGCAGCCGCACCGGTCGGGATATACTGAAGCTCGCCAAACGTGCGGGTCGCATCGCCGCTGGCAACGATGGTGCTGGCCAGGAAGCCCTTCGGCTTGTTGGTGCCATCGCCGCTGATAAACGCCGCGCTTTCCTTTTCGGCCAGATGCTCGGAAACATCCTGCGACAAGAACTGTTCGATGTTGCCAGCGAAGTCCTCGATCAGCTCTTCCGACACCTCGGCAAGCGAATAGACGGTGCCTAGCGGCGGTTCGATGCTGGCGAGCGTCGGGGTGCTGGTCACAGAGCGGGTGTCGGTTTCGCCAACCCAGCCCGAGCCGGTGCCGCGCAGATTGACCAGAAGCTTGTAATTCGGGGTGTCCGTCACCCGAACGTCAGCCACCGATCGAACGGGGGACAGCTTCAAGACTTGCGCCTCGATATCGCTCGCGATCGTTTCGGGCACGTTGAAGCCGCCATTGGGGCCGGTCAGCCCGTCCATGCCCTTGACGAAAGAAACCAGCGCGGTCTTTTCCTCGACAGTCAGCCCGCCGCTCTTGCCCTCGACAGTCCCGCCGCCGCCAAAAAGCGCCCCACGCCGCAGCGCAGCCTGTTCTTCCTTCAGCTCATGAATGACGCTCTCCAGCGTCGCGGCCTTGCCCTCAAAGCCCTTGAGGGCGGTATTCACGTCATCCACAAAGGGGCGGATGACTTCTGCAATGTTGAAATCGGTCATATCTGTTACACCTTGAGAAACGGCGCGATCCGCTGGCGCGCCTCGGAAATTGCAGCCGCCAGCGCGGCCTGTTCATCGTCAGTGTTGAAGAGGGATAGCGCCTTGGTGGCTGCCACGGCTGCGGCCTTGGCCTGCCGATTGGACAGCCCCGCCGCCTTTAGCGCGGCCTCGATTTCACGCGGTCCAGGCGATGCCTTCACGCCATGAATCACAGCCTCGGGATTGGCAGGAATAGCGACTAGCGACACCTCCAGCAGATCGCCCTGGGTGATGGTGCGCCGCCCTGCTGCCAGCGTCCGGGTGGCATTTCTGAACCCGACAGACAGCCCGCCCAAAGCGCCCGCCTTGACCAGCGAATGCGCCTCGCGCCCGCTCTGCGTATCCAGCAAGAGCCTGCCCGATACGCGCAGCGCCCCGCCATCGTCCGCAAAGTCGGTCCAGATGCCGCAGGTCAATTCGGGGGAATGCTCGCGCATCATCGGCAAGCCCCTGCCTGCCGCCTTCATGCGCTCGATGCTCGCCCGGAAAGCGCCAGGCGCAACCGCCTCGCCCTGCCGGTCGATGTTGCCATAAACGCTGGCCAGCCCGACAATCTCGCCGGTTTCGGTCAGGTTCTTTACGTCTAGGGAAAATGCCTGTGTTTCGATCATACGCGCCTCGTCAATCGGTCAATCGACCGTTGAAGCCTTGCCGCAGCGTTCATCCCGAACGGTTGGCAGGGTTGGCGCGCATCACACGCGACAGCACCCCCATAGCGGGAACTGCGGAAAACTTCAAGATTCATGTTCTGTTCGCGGGTGGATTTCATCGGCCATGCGCCGCAGCCCCTCGGCCATCTCCCGGCGTTCATGCTCCAGGCTGGCAACTTGCAGCCAGCCTTGCAGCACCCCTTGGGCGAAGGGGCGCATCAGGCCGTGCTCGTTCATGGCGTCTAACGCCAATTGCAGCACCGCCTTGCGCGCTGCCTCTTCGATCTCTTCGCCCAGCCTCACGGTTTCGGTTGTGATATGGAATTGCTTGTGTGCGCCGGTCATCCGTTAATACCTTTCGCTGGCCTCGCGCGCGCGGGAAAAAACTGGTTTTGCATTGAAAGAGACACCCCCATTGGTCCGCTAGGAGCAAACCCACAGCGTTCGGATGCCCCCCCGGTGTTGCCGATCGGTGGCTGCATGATTTTAATGTGGCTTGCTGGAAGCTTGGGGCCATTCATCGTCGCCCATCTCGTCATCCGCATCGGCCCCAGCCGCCGCTGTCTCGCTGCGGTCGTTGTGGGCGAATGCTTCGAATGTATTTTTGGCCAGCATCTCCAACACGCTGCGCAGCATTCCAAATGCCACGGTGCGGCAATGGTCATAGATGCCATCGACCTTCAGCGCCTCCATTTCCACTTCTTCGCGAACGATGCGCCTGATCTCTTCTTCGGTCATGTCTTTGTCCTTTGCTGTTGTGGTTACTGATCCGGGTTGATCCCCGAATTATGAATTGTGGACGTGTGCGTTTTATACCCGCTCCGGTCCTGCATTTGATCGCCCCAGCGTTCGAAGCGCCCCCGGGTCATTCGATAGGAAACCCGTCCAAGCCGATCCGTGGCTTGTGCTTGCGCGGCCTGCCTCGGTCCTTGGCATCCTTGGCCTTGGCGCAGTCAGTGCAGAGCAGTTGATAGTTCGACCGATCGCCCGTGCCGCCCTTGGCCAATGGGATTTTGTGGTCTGCCACGGTGCCAGCCGTGACGCGGGGTGGAGTCTGCCGCTGGCATTCCTCGCACAAGATGACGGTCCGCATCAGATGCTCGCGCATCCGTTCGTGGTCCCTGCCATAGCCGCGCTGTTGACGGGTCTTGCCGCCGTGGTCCCAAGACTTGCGCCCGGTCATGGCTTCACCTCATTGGCTTCTGCCAGCCGTGCCCGCGCCCTGCGCTTGGCGTGGCGCATCATCGCGCCTTCTTTACCGGTCTTGGTCAGCGCATGATCTCGGCATAGCGGCTGGTAGTTCGATCGATCGTCACTGCCTCCCAGGCAGCGCGGGATGATATGGTCTGCAAACTTGGCAGGGACGTTGCCGCGCCCTTCCTCTCGGCACTGGCGACAGTAAGGTTCTTCGGCCAGCATCCGCCGCCGCATCCGTTGATGGGCTGTCCCATAGCCGCGCAGTGCAGGCGCGATCGGTCGGCCCCAGTTGTGGGGTTTCTTGTCCATGTCGTGCTCCGATGATTGAGGGGTGCGGGTCAGCATGGGGCGATTTCCTCCCACAGCCTGCCAGCCTGCGCCCAGATGGCGTTGTTCTCGCCCTGATAGGTATCTGCTACGTCGAAGAGCCAGCGCGCCCAGCCTTCGCGCTCCGGCTCGAACCATTCGGGATTTGCCCGCCAAGCCCTTTCCAGAGCTGCCACCTTGGCACCGTCATTTGGCAGATCGTCGAATGACTTTCTCCACCCTGCCAAGCCGCGCGCCGGAACGGTGCGCCCTTTCAGGGAATCTATTTCATCCGTTTCTACGGAATGTAGTTCCCCGTTTAACGGAATATAGTCCAAGCCAATTTCCCTAGAGAAACCGCCATTTCCGCCTTCGCCGTCACCAACTATCTCGGGGTCAAGCTTGGCAGGCTCACCAACTATCTCGCCCGTTTCAGGGTCATGCGGTTGCGGGGATTGTTGGTCAGTTCGCCAACTATCATCCCGGGGGTATTGCACCCGGAGAGTGAACCGGCGCTTGTCCATCAACTGCGGTTCGCGGGTCACGTAACCGGCGCGGATCAGCCGCGACAGACACTTGCTGAAATTGGTGGCATCGGTCCGCGCCAGCGCCGCCAAAGTCTGGTTGCGGGCATAGCAGCCGCCGCCCTTGCCGCTGACTGCGCTCATACCATCGTGCATGGCGATGACGGCCAGGCAGCGCAGATCAAGCGCGGTCAAGCTGGTGTCGCCAATCACGCGGGCAGGCAGCGTCATAAAGAACCGGGCTTCTGCCACCTAGGCACCCTTCGCCAGATCGACGACAGGCCAGCCGGTTTCGACCTCTAGCCAGCGCGCAGCCAACATGGCGCTGGCGTATGACCCATAGGTCGATGGCCGCGCCATGGCACCGGGAAGCGCCTCGGGGGGCAGAATTGCCATCCGATAGAACGCGCCATCCTTGCGGACATGAATGCAGGGGGCAATCTCTTCCGATGCGGTTGAGAATTGCGTTTCTGCGCTGGCTGCTGTAAAGGCTTGGGTCGCATCTGCCCGATGTTCCCCCAAGCCCTCGGCCTCGCGCCGGGGGCTTTTCGGTTCCATCAGGCCGCTACTCCCTGGTCGCGCTTGGCGATGCGCTCGCTAATCCAGCCGTCTATCTCGTCTGCCACGAAACCGATGGCGCGCGGCCCCAGCTTGATCGGTGCCGGAAACGAACCGCGCTCGATATCGGCATAGATCGACGCGCGGCTGCGGCCCGTCTTAGCAATTACTTCGTTCAACCTCAAAACTTGCATGACGATCTCCTGTTGTGATCGTCACGTTTAATAGCGTCTTTTTAGGGCTTGTAATCAAGGCTCGGGGGGAAACAATCGCGTCGCGCCGCGCCTATTGTTTCCCTTGATAGGTTTCCAACGCGCTGCGCACGGTCGATTTGTGGTCTGACAAGCTTTCCCCAAGCTCGCTCATTGCAATGCCGAACGCCAAGACCAGCGGGCCGTTTACGCGGTAGTCAGGCTTTTGCCCTGCCCGCTCGAGTTCCCAGGCCAGCCGGTGAATAAGCTTTGTCCGATTTGACAGGCCGCTTCCTGCGGTTGCATGTCCCTCGGCAGCGCGGCGCGCCATTTCCGCCACAGCTGCCAATCGCCGCAGTTCATCGCACAGATGCACGGGGAACATTGGCTCGCCAACCGCCAGACATTCATCCCTAAAATAACTGCGGACACCATCCGCGCTAGTAACGCTGGAAATAGCGGCACTTAAGCGCAGCGCATCATCTGCCAGCTTGTCCAACTGGTCACGTGCAGATTTAGGCGTCACGGCTCGCCGCGCTCGCTCTATCCGATAAATTGCAACCGCATCCGCAAAGGTATGGATCGGCAGGCAGGGAACGTGCTTTTTCAATGCGTCGATAGTGCGCCTCGAAATGCCATCGAATACGCCTGCCTTCATTGCTTGCCACCCCTCGCCAGCCTGACAACGTTGCCGCGCCGGTCGCGCTTGTCCTTCACGATCCGGTCAACTTCGGCAGCCCAGGCGTTCAGGGCCGTGCGCTTTTCGTCTTTCCAATCGTGCCGCTGATAGACGCCAGCAATTCCGCCCTTCGATCCTGATACGTGATTGAGGATGGCTTCTGTAACCTCGATGCGGACGCCTAGCCGCTGCAATCCGGTCGCCATGGTGCGGCGGATATCGTGCAGGGTCCAGCGGTCGCCTTCGTCCCGATCTAGCGCCTTATCGATGGCTCGGCGGTATCGATCGACCACCTTGCTGATACCGCTGGCGCTGTTCTCGGCATTGCCAGCGGCGGGAAAGACCAGCGCGCTGCCTTCGGTCTTGGGGATGGCTTTCAGGATCGCCACAGCCTCGCCAGACAGCGGCACCAGATGCGCAACGCCATTCTTCGCCCGATCGGCCGGAATGGTCCACAACGCGCCCCTCAGGTCGATTTCCGCCCATTCGGCCTCAAAGACCTCACTGCGCCGCTGCCCGGTCAGGATCAGCAGCTTGATAGCCGGTCCCCATGGCAGCGGTTGCTGGTCGGCTTCCTGCCACAACGCCCGCAGCTCGGCATCGCTCAGCACCCGATCGCGGGCCTTGGGCTTGGCTGGTCTGCCAGCATCGCGACAGGGATTGGACGGCAGGCGATCAAGCCTCGGCATCGCCCACGAATAGAACGCGGATAGCTGCGCATGAACCGCGCGCGA